CTCCAGCGCCTCCTGCTCCAGAACTTCCATTAGCATTTGTTCCAGCAGCAGATGCTCCACCACCTCCACCACCTCTATCGGGGTTATTAGGAGCAGGTGTTGAAGTTCCTCCATTGTTACCTTGAGATGGACTTACAGGAGGCGTGTTACCTGAACCACCTGACTGACCGTTTCTTCCTGATCCACCTCCGCCAGAGCCACCATTGTTCCCTGCGTTATCGTGAGAACCACCTCCGTTTCCCCCTCCCGTTGATGTAATTGTTGAAAATACAGAATTTCCTCCTGTAGAATTAGAGCCAGTCGTTCCTCCTGCTCCAACCGTAATTGGGAATGCTGTTGCTGTTACTGTAATAGGTCCAGCCCCTTCTAATGGGCTTGCACAATATGGAGTTACAGGAGATTTATCTTCTCTAAATCCACCAGCGCCACCACCGCCACCGCCTTCACCACCACCGCCACCGCCGCCACCACCGATGACTAAATATGAAACTTGATTATTA